CTATTGATTTTTGGTCTCCGTCTTATAGGGCTGCATCTAGCGACTTAACAGTTGCTATTAGTCCTTTAGGACTAGTTGAACTTGCCGACGAAGAGTTTGAAGTTCACGGCCCACGCCTTAATCGCTATTCGGCTGCATGGGCTTGGTATCTAGGACACCACTGGTCATACCGTCGTGAGATGGGCGACAACAACATAACGATGAACTATGTCCGAACAATGTCGGACTTCATCACCAATTTTTGTTTTGGTAAAGGAATTCAATTTAAAGTTCCAGAACAAAATCAAGCAATCATTCCACGACTTCTTCACGAGATTTGGGATAATCAAAACAACAAGCATTATCTGCTTTGGCAGATGGGGCAACTAGCCAGTGTTACTGGAGATTGTTTTGTAAAAGTTGCGTATGATGAACCGTACACGGATGGTGCTGGCGTTATGCGCCCTGGACGTGTTCGCATTTTGCCTCTTAACCCAGCGCACTGTTTCCCTGAATATCACCCACATGATCGTGAACGTTTGCTGCGGTTTAAACTTAAATATCGGTTTTGGGGTACATCTCCAGAAGGTACTCGTCAGGTTTACACCTTTACAGAAATCCTTACCGACGAATTAGTTCAACAATATGTAAACGACGAGCTAATTGATTCATATCCAAACCCAATTGGAACAGTTCCTATTGTTCATATTCCAAACATCACAATCACTTCATCACCTTGGGGTCAATCAGACATCTGGGATGTAATCCAACTAAACCGTGAGTTGAATGAAAAGATGACTGAAGTTTCAGACATCATTAACTATCACGCTGCTCCCGTAACAATTATCACTGGTGCAAAAGCAAGCCAACTTGAGCGAGGTCCAAAGAAAGTTTGGGCTGGTTTGCCAAAGGATGCACAAGTATTTAACCTTGAATCTCGTGGAGAAATGGCTGGAGCTCTTGAGTACATCCAGATGATAAAGAGAGCAATGCATGAAATTACTGGTGTTCCAGAAACAGCATTGGGACAATTTCAACCAGTATCTAACACTTCTGGTGTTGCTTTAGCAATTCAGTATCAACCTTTAATGAACCGTTATCAAATGAAGAAAGTTCACTTTACTAATGGTTTAGAGAAACTTAATGAAATTATCATTAGAACAGCGGCGGTGTTTATGCCAGAACTTTTAATGTACGACCCATCACAATCCGCAATGCCGGAAGCAGATCAACTAACTCAATTAGATCCAATGGACCCAAATACATATAAGACAACAATCCATTGGCCAGAACCCCTTCCTGTTGATGCTCTTATCAAACTTAATGAAGCACAAGCAAAGATGGCCTTAGGTATTGAGTCTAAGAAAGGTGCGCTTCGTTCATTAGGTGAAGAGTTCCCGAATGAGAAGATGATTGAAATTTTTGATGAACTTATGGACGATGCAATTGATCAAGGTGCACTTGATATGGTACGTGCACAGATTGGTCAAGCAGTGATGCTTGCTACGGGCCTATTGCCTGATGCCTCTGGTATGCAAACGACTTCTGCTGGAGGTGCTAATGTATCTAGTGCGGGAAGTTCGGGAACGGGCGGACCGCTTCCAGGTGTTGGTGGTATTCCACCAATTGAGGAAGATCTAATTAATAAAATGACTAGTCGGGCATATGGCGCAAGGTTTGCACAGCGTCGTATTCCTGATGAAGACAAATAATTCGTTAACTACATCAGTAAATATTCGCTAAACAAAACATAGGAGAAAAGCGAGAAACAGATGAAATCACCATCCCTGCAGTTGCAGTTGATGCGTTTAATGAGGCGGCTCAACAAGTAGCCCCAAGTAATCAAGTTACCCCAACGGGTAAAATCTTTTCTGAAACAGATGTGGAAAACATCCGTAAACAGGAAAAAGACAAGATGTACAAGCGTCTTGAAGAAGCCGATGCACGAGCAAAGGCCATGGAAGAGCAACTTAAAGTACTTGCTCAAGACCGTGAAGAAGCTATTAAAAAAGCTGAAGAAAAAGCCCGTGCTGAGGAAGAAATCCGCAAACAACGTGAGTTTGAAGAACTTACCTCTAAGCAATTGTTGGCCAAAACCGAAGATGAGTTCAATGCCAAAATTAAGAACATTGACGCTGAATGGCAAGCTAGGTTTGCGGCAATTGAAGAGGATCGCAAGTCGCAGCAAGCATTGCTTGATAAAGAACGCGAATTGCGCGAATTAGAAACCTATCGTCAGCGCAAGATTCACGAGGAACAAGAGAATATCATTCCAGAATTGATTGATCTTGTCGCTGGTAACACCATTGAAGAGGTAGACGCTTCAGTAGATATCTTGCGCCAACGTAGTGCTGCTATACTTCAAAGTGTCCAACAAGCGACGCAACCACGCCAACTTAAAGGCGTATCGGTTACTTCGCCAGTGTCTGGACCAATGGAAAACCAACAGGAATACCAAACGTTGAACTCGGATGACATCCGAAACATGACAATGGACCAGTATGTTAAAATGAGAGACAGGCTATTAAGTTCACGATCCAACAAGGGTCGTTTTTAAGGTCCATATTCAATAGGAAATTTAGGAGATAAATTATGGCAATTCCAGGCCCACAAGGTGGAGCAATTACAGGAGCAGGTCTTACGTCAGTAACGACTACAGGCTACTCAAGTGATGCAACACTCTCACCAGCAATTCAACAGATTTGGTCAAAAGAAATTTTGTTCCAAGCAATGCCGGTTCTTCGTTTTGAACAGTTCGCAGTAAAGAAAACAGAACTTGGTGTAATGCCTGGTTTGACAATTAACTTCATGCGCTATTCAAACTTGTCAACAGACGAGGCTGTAGGTGCAACTTTGACTGAAGGTGTACGCATGGAGCCAGTGGCTCTTTCAGCATCACAGATTCAAATCACGGTTGGTGAACAAGGACAGGCTCTTGCAGTAACTGAACTTCTCCTCAACGCATCGTTTGATGACGTAATGGCATCTTCAAGCCGCTTGCTTGGTCGTCACATGGCACAGTCAATGGACATTCAAGCTCGCAACACTCTCTACCAGAATGCAGTTCCATTCTCTGGTGGTGCAGCAGTTCCACCAAGCGTCGTGTTTGGTCGCAACGTTCAATCGGGTGCTCGTACAACAATTTCACCATACGATGCAGGTACCGTAGGTACATACAGCAGTCCAGGTTACTTGTCACCTGCAGCTATTAAAGATGCAGTTGAAATCCTTGCTGGTCAGAACATCCCACGTCTTGGCGACACTTATGTTTGCTTCGTTCACCCATCACAAAGCCGTGCGCTTCGTGACTGGCCAGAATTCATTGAAGTAACTAAGTATGCTGCCCCAGGCAACTTCATGCTCGGTGAAATTGGTCGTATCTACGACGTAGTGTTCATTGAGACAACTCAAGTTGTTGCAGGCGGCGGTCCTGCAGACCTTGTATCAGGTACAACTGGTGCACAGGCTCCAACAGCAACTTCATACAGCGCCATCATGATTGGTGACAACGCTTTCGGTCACGCTATTGCATTGCCAGTAGAACTCCGTGACGGTGGTGTCATTGACTTTGGTCGTGAGCATGGTCTTGCTTGGTACGCAATTTGGGGCTTCGGTATGATTACTGGAGAATCCCGTGTTGTGATTAACACCAAGGGTGGAGCAATCGCCTAATTAATCTCTAAGATGTAAGTGGGGGTTAATACCCCCACTTCATTCTTAACTACACAAAAAGGAGCCATAAAATGGCACGTGCTAAAAAAGAAATTAAAGAATTTGTTGAGCAAGATCAAAGTTTGTACGCTATTGAAAGTGATGAGGCGCAAGTACTTGATCCAACTACTAAAGACGATTTGGTATCAGCAAGGGTCAAAGGTAGCTGGGTTATGTTCTGGAGTCAGACAAGCTATTCATTTGTGGATGGACAGCGTTACAAGCTTCCTCGTGAATTGTTTAACTATCTTAAGAAATCAGGAAACATCTACGACACACTCTGAGGTTTAAACAATGACAGGATTTATAGTACCGAACGCAAATCAATTTGGTGTATCAATCCAAAGTTTAGATCAAGCAGAACCTGATTCATTAGATTTTGAAATTGTTGGAAACAACCGCTACGCGGTTCTTTCTGG